CGCCGAATTGTAGTTGGCATTGCCGTTGTTGTTGACGTAGCACACGTTGGACGAGGAGCCACCCATGACGGAACGCAACCACCAATTGTACCGATAAACAAGGCGCGACCGCCGCCCATTATAGCGAACGCAGGCGCTCTAGCTCGGCCTCGGCCTCGGCTATGCGCTCCTCGGTGGACTTCTTGCCCGTCACGCGCACGTTCTTGCGTGCGCCCTTCAGCAGCCTGATCTCCTCCTCGACCATGGCCGCCAGCTCCTCGAAGCGGTTGGCGTTCACGGGCAGGCCAATATCCATGAGGCACTGCATGTCCAGCATAAGCTGCTCGCAGTCCGCTATGGCCAGCGTCAGGTAGCGTTTCCTCTCCAGCGCGTTGAACGAGCTGTTGGGGTAGAAACAGTCGGCGCGGTTGACGTTGTACACGATGCTGCGCGCCGTCTCCACGGTCGGCACCGCGTTCAGCAGCCTGTAGGCCTTGGGCACTACTGAGGAGGACGCCATCAGCTTATTAACCTCCACGCGGATGGCGATGGCCTGTGTGAAGAACTTGTACTCGGACACCTCGCGGTTGCGCTGGTAGACGCCGCTCACGTGCACCTCCTGGGGAAACTGGCGAAAAAAACGGCCCGCTTCGCGGGCAGGAGGCGACCGCGCAAGGCGGTCGCCTAAAAGCAGAGTATAGAGCACTCGGCTGGCTAGCCGACGAGGAAGCCGGGGCGGGGGCGAACCCAGACGTCCGTCGCCGAATCGTAGTAGGCAAAGCCGCCGCTGTCGACGTAGCACACGTTGGACGAGGAGCCACCCATGACGGAACGCAACCACCAAAGGTACCGATTTCCGTTGACTCGGTGCGCCGTGTCTCGGAACAGATCAAACTGGCAGTCGAAGCCCACGCTGTAGCCCTTCGTCCCCCACACTGGGCAGCCGTACACCTCCATCTCCGACAGCGAGAACACCTTGCCGATATCCTGCCAGCTCCACGAGTTGGAGTCGTTGAGCGCGCCGCTGGCGCTGTACCGCTCCTCAAGCAGCACGCGCTGGGTAAGCAGGTACTTGGTCAGCCCCTCGGGCAGGCACGCCTCGAAGGCCGTCTCCCACGCCTTGAGGTTGCTGTTGAGGTAGGGGCATTTCTGGTCGGCGGTGCCCTGGTTCGTGTTGGTGGTGTTCCACATCAGGAAGCTGTCGTTTGCCACGCCGGTCACGGTCTTGGCTACGGGCACGGGAGCGGACGCCACGAACGCGATATGGTGTCCCTTGCTGTTGTCGCCGCAGTAAAGGTACGGGTCGATGTGGGCAAGCAGGAACCGCACAGATTGCTGTGTGGTGACGGCGGATGCGCTCACAAGCGGCACGTCCAGGTAGTCGCCCACGCGCAGGCCTGCGAAGTTCGCGGCGGCGATGCGCTTATGCAGCGCGTCGTACACGCTGCCGCTGCCGATCTCTCCCGCTAGGATGGTGGCGATGTTCTGCCCGCCGTACTTGCCGATTTGGCCCTGGCGGTTGTACTCGGCGTTGTTGAGCGCCGTCTGCGCGTTTCTGCGCGCGGTATCGTCGATGACCTCGTAGCCGATGCCGCCCACCGACAGGGTTTTCGCTTGTGCCATTTCGTTGCCTTTCTACTTGAGGTTGAGGGTTGTGCCGGACGCCGTGCAGGTGCTCCCGAACGTGACGGTGCTGCCCGATGCGCTGGCCTTGGAGGCGGGGCAGTACACGGTGCCGTCGTCGTAGATGAACGCGTTCGTGACGTCGGCAAGCTTGCCGTACAGGTCGGCTATCTGCTGCTTCTGCTTGGCCATGTCCGAGCTGCCCGCGCTGCCCTGCGCCACGCTGTTGGCTATCTGCAGGGCGGTGTTGGCCGCCGCGTCGGCGTTCGAGGCCGCGCCGTTTGCCGCAGCCGTGGCGGCTTGCGAGGCCGTCTTCAGCTGCGCCGCCTCGGTGACGCGGGCGCTTTCCGCCGCGGCGCGCTTCTTCTCCGCCTCTGCGCGCCCGGTTTCGGCGGTCTGGCGCGTCTTCTCGCTCGCGGCGCGCTGGTTTTCCGCGCTCGCGCGGGAGGCCTCGGCCTTCTGCATCTGCGCGTTCAGCGCGCTCACGTCGGCTAGCTGCCCTTCGAGGTTCGCGATGATCGCCTCCACCGCATCGACGTACGGGCCGGATATCTCGCCCGACGCGCTCGCCGAGGGCAGCACGTTCACCAGGACGTTCTCGGTGGTGGCGTCCAGCCCCGCCGCGTTTCGCACACGCACGTAGCACACCTTGAGCAGCCCGGCCACGCCGAAGACGGCGGGGTCGACCGTCACGGTGGCCACGTTGTCGCTGATGCCAGTGAACTGCTGCTCCACGTAGGTGTGGTCGGGCTTCGCAGCCATGAGGTGCACCTTGCAGCCCGTCAGGGCCGCCTTCTTGTCGCCGTCGTAGATGGCGGCCTTCAGGACCTCGGCGCTGTCGCCCTGGTGCACGGTGATGACGGGCGGCGCTATGTTGGTCTTCTTGAGGTTGAGCGTAAGCTCGTGCGTTGCCATGCCTCACTCCTTTCCTTCGGCCGCAAGTGTCCGCGATATGTCGCCGGGTTGCGCTCTGTGGACCCCGCATATCTCCTCGTCAGTGAGCGCCGAGAAGTCAACGGCGTTGGCCTCGCCGCCTTCCGCGTCCATGACGGCCACGGGGCTGGACACGAGCGTGAAGCCGCCCTTGCCGTCGAACTCGAACACGTCTTCCGATTCCACGATGGCCCGCGCCGTGGCCGGGTCGCTGATGCACTCGAACACCGGAAGCGCCTCGGGCGGCTTCGGCGCGCCGTCGAGCGCCTGCGGCGCTTCGGGCTGCTGCACAAGGTGGTAGAACATTCCGTTTCCTCTCTCGCTGGTCTAGTTTCCCGTGATGCTGCTCATGCCGGTAATGATTCCGTTCACCACGTTGATGGTGCCCCACGTCCAGTTGTTGCCGTTGTTGGTGATGCACCCGATGAACTGCGTGGAGCCCGTGTATCCGTAGGTGCCGCCGCTGCTCGGGCTGGTTCCTATGGCGAACTTCGGGGCGAGTATCCTGGCGGTGCCCGACGACCCAATGTCTGCGCGGCTGCTATCCAGGTACACGTAGTTGCTGGAGTTCTCCTGCAGCTTCACGTACGCCGAGCCGCCCGCGTTGCTGTTGCCACTCCTCATGTACAGCTGCTCGTCGGGATGGCTCATGTATCCCGCGTAGTAGGGGGTCGTCAGCCACGTCTGGCGGTAGTAGCGGTTGACTGCCAGGAATCCGTAGCCGCAGGCGGATATGCCCACGCCGTCGGTAGAGCTCGCCGTGGGGCTGTCCTTCGCGTGGACGGCCTCGATGGTGCAGTACTCGGTCGAGCCGTTCACGAACGACGCTCCCGGGTGGTTGTTCGTCGTCGTGCCGGTGGTGATGTAGTTGGTGGACGACGTGCCGACCATGTTGCAGCGGAACATGGAGGTGCCGCCCACCAGCACGGTGCCCGCGATGATGGAGCCGTTCTTGTCGTATATCTGGAAGCCGTTGGTGGCGTTGATATAGACCCTGTTGCCGTTGCCGTCCGTCATGAAGATGGAGCCGTCGCGCAGATAGAAGGCCCCGCTGTCGAGGTCCCAGTACGAGTTGCCGCCCTTGATGCGGCCCGTGGTCAGCTCGTCGGCGGTCACGCCGTCGCCGGTGATGGCCGTGCGCCACTTCCACGCGCCGCTGGAGTACTTTGAGTTGGCCACGCCGATGACGCCGCCGCCTATCTTGACGCACTTGGTGGCGCTCTCGGGCTTTTTGTCGTACACCAGGATGCCTTGGCCGGGCTCCTCGTACACCCAACCGCCCGTGGTGTTCACCTCGCTGTTGAGCATTTCCACGATCTTCTTGCGGATATCCGTCGGCAGCTGATCGAGCTGGTTCTGCAGCCCATCAACCTCGCCCTCGGCGCTCGTCAGGCGCTCGTCCAGCGAGCCGGTGACGCCTTCCAGGTACTCCTTGTTGGCCTCGTCTATCTGCTTGAGCACGCTCTCGCTCTGCTCCACCGTGGTGTCGGTGTAGAGCTTGAGCACTTCCTCAAGGGACAGGTTGCCGTCGTCGGAGTACTTCTTCAGCGCCTCTTCCAGCGTGGTGTCGCCCTTGTCGGCATACTCCTTGAGGGCCTTGTCAAGCGCGTCCTTCACCTCGTCGGTGTAGTCCTTGGCCGCGCCGCCCTGCTCCATGGCGAACGCCTCCTGGCGCTTCTCGGAGGCCGCCAGGCTCTCGCCCCATTTGCCGGTCGATGCCTTGTTGGACGCGTTCACGGCCTCGGTCACGGTCGCCCGGATGGTCGAGGCGGTGGACTTGGCGGCCGACTTCTGCGCGGCCATCAGCTCGGCGACCGTCTGGTAGTTGCCGAACGTGTAGGTGACCTCGCCGGGGCGCAGCTGATCCTCCACCACCTTGGTGATGCGGGTGCGCACGCGCAACGGCGGGTCGTACACCTTGTCCACCACGGTCACCAGGTCGCCCTCGTCCGCGCCCTCGAAGCCCTCGCCGGCGCGCGCAAGCGCCGTGGCGTCCACGGTGTAGGACACGGTGGGCACGCACGACTGCGCCAGCTGCGCCTCGGTGAGCTTCTTCAGCTCGGCGGCGTCCTCGCAGTCGGAGAACTCCACGTCGCCGAACACGTGCGCCTTGCCGCCCTTGCCGTCGGGCCGTCCCCAGCGCGCCAGCGCGTCGGCCGACCCCACCCAGTTCTGCCCGCCGTTCACGTCGCCGAAGGTCAGCTTGCGGTCGTAGCCGCCCGTCAGGTTGCCGTCCTCGTCGGCGGTCTGCAGGGACTTGCCGTAGCCGTACAGGGCGGTGCACACGTTGCCCTCGTCCACGCTGCGCTTGACGCTCACGAGGTCCTTGGCGTAGGTGAAACGCTTGCCGTTGTCCTCGCCGACCTGCTTGGCCATGCACACGCGGCGTGCGGTCACCTTGGTGCCGCTCACCTGGATCTCGAACGACAGCTCGCCGCCCCAAGTGTCTGCCACGTCGTGGATGGCCGCCCATGCGTTGGTGCGGTAGAAGTTCGTGCCGGCCTGCCCGAGGTCGGCCACGGTTCCGACCTGCCAGCGCGAGGAGGACAGCGCCGAGGCCAGCGCGGCGTAGGCGCTCACGTCGTAGGGGCGCTTGTCCTCCAGGTAGTCGCCCAGGAGCTCGATTTGCGCCGAGGTCGGGCAGTAGTACGTGTAGAGGATGCCCGCGCTTGCGCGCTCCTCCTCCACGCCGTCCACGATGTTCTCGTGCCAGCGGCCCTTGAGGTCGCGCCACACCAGGCGGTCGCCCTTGTCGAGGCGCGCCAGCGTTGTGATGCTCAGGGCGTTCTCGCCGTTGACCTCGCGCGTGTCCTCGCACTCGAACAGCGTCTTGATGGGTCCCTTGTACGCCTCCCAGCGGTCGCATGCCCACAGAATCATCAGCCCACGTACCTTTCCGTCCACTGTACCGTCGCGGTGCCGCTGGACAGCTTGAGGCTGTTGGCCCCCGGCTCCAGCGGGAAGAAGTCACTCTCGAAGGTCACGGGCGCGGGGCTGCCGTCCACCGTGGCCTGCGGGGCGGCCATGTCGATGACCACCGCGCTCGATGCCGTCACCGCCTTGTCGATCTGCACGAACTCGCCCGTGCCCATGTTCGTCAGCCGCAGCGCCGACGTGCTGCCGCCGGGCCTGACGGTCACGGTGGGGTAGGTGCGGAACGTCCCGCCCACCTGCACGCCCGAGGTGCCCGACACGGTTGCGCGCCCCTCGGCCCCGTAGGCCACGGGGTCGTATGCCGTGAACGTCAGCGTGGCCTCGCCGGTGTGCCACAACGTGTCGAGCGCGCCCGGCGAGGTCAGCACGGCCATATAGCGCAGGCCCAGGTGCCTCTCGTCGTCCAGCCACAGCTCGGCCTCCTTGAGGCACAGCAGGCGCGAGGCCATGAGGCGGCGAAGGGCCGCCATGTCGTCGGCGGGG